ACTGCGCTTCAAGCTCCTCCGCCTTGCGCACCAGCTGCGCCGGGATCTCCGCCTGCTTCGCGCAGTAGAAATCCGCCAGCTTCTGCGCCTGTTCGTTCGACAGCCCCAGTTCACGGGCTATGGGCTCGAACGCCTGAACGGTCTCCTCGTCGAGAGCGATTCCCTCCGGTGGCTTCAGCTCGTACTTCTCCGGCGCCCCCTTCGGTTCCTCTTTCTTCCCTTCGCCGGCAGTCTCGCCGTTCACCGGCTGCTCCTTTGCATGCTCGGCTCCCTGCGTCTGCGGCGTCTCCGTTCCAAGAAGCTTCTCCTGCTGCTGCGTCTCCTGCTCCCCGTGTACGGTGTCTGCCTGAACGGGTGCAGCTGTAGCATCATTCATTCCGTCGTCCTCCTCGTGGTACGAGATCGTTTTTATACAGCCAGTCCGTGTACTCCTTCGCCATGCGCCCCTCGTGTTCGGGGTCCACCTCCAGCAGATCGGCCTTGATCTCCAGTCCGAGAGCGCGCCGCCCCTCGTTGAAGAAGGTGTGGCTGTTCCCGGTGAAGGTGGTGCGGTAGATACCCGCCAAGTCGAGGACGCGCCATAAAAAACGAAGCCCCTCGGGAGTATCGAGGAGTTTCTTCACATCCGTCAGTTCCAGTTCCCTGCGCCGTTCCGCACGTGCGCGGTCCGCGTCCTGGGGAGTCTTCATGGAGCGCCGCCCAGTCCGCCGAGAATCGCGTCGAGTGCGCTGTTGCCGCCCACATCCGTCTCCGAGAGCGTCTTCCCGGCTCCCGCCATCTGCGGCACGGCCTGCATCGCCTGCTCCTGCCGGTGCTGTTCCGCCTCCTGCGCCATCCGCTCCATCGCCTCTTCGTCCGTGCGCAGGATTTCCGCCGGAACACCGACGTACGTGCCGTACTTCTGCATCGCCGCGATGGCGTCGACCTTGTGCCGCACCTCCGGGAAGATTCCCACTAGGTTTCCTGCGAAGGCCATCGTCTGCTCTATCGCGCTGATGCCGACCATCCGCTGCGCCTGCGCCAGCACGGAGACGTACTCCGGCTTGATCTCCTGTCCTTCGAGATCCGGGGGAGGCGGCGGGATGATCCCCGCGTCCATGGCGAGCTCGAAGGTTCTGTCGATCACCGGATCGAGCATCTCCGCGTAGAGCTGCTCGAGCACGGGACCGAGCATGAGCAGTTTCTCCTCGTGCCTCTCGGCCACCTCGGTCGCGGTCATCCCTTTCTGGTCCATGTTCGTGAGCATCAGGAAGAGGTCGCTGAAGAAGGCGCGCTCGATGTTGACGGCGACGCGCTGGATCTTCCCCTCGATGGCCTCGATGTCGGGGCGCACGTCGTAAATGCTGCGGATCCCTCCCTGTCCCGTGTCGGGGACGAAGTTCACTCCGCCCGGAACGGCGGTCAATCCGTACCTCTCCAGAGCCACCGGAGCCTGCACGGGGGGATCGATGACCTTCTGAATTCCCTCAAGGCAATCCGTCTGCAGCTGCTGAATCATCTTCACGTTCCCCAGGCTGAACCACCCCGGAGAGCCCTTGCTGTACACCTGATCGCTCACGGTGCTCCACCTGGGGGCGATCACCGGGAACGAATCGTATCCGCTGCGGCGCAGTACGCGGTCCGCCCGGTCTCCCGGATCGTAGTAGACGCTGTAGTATGGTTTGTTTGCGGCGTTCCGCTTCTCCACGTCACGCCCGGTGTTCGGACCGACGACGTGGATCACCTCGAAGCGGCTTCGCACGTCCCCCCTGTCCCATGCACGCCGCACGGATTCGGAGACCGCCTTCTCCCCGAAGGCGCTCACCATCATTCGCGCACTCATCCCGCAGCTTCGGGCGAAAGTGTCCACCCTGTTGCGGTCGTCGGTCCCGATGGCGTACTCGCCGGCCGTGAACGGACGGAAGCGGACCACCGAGTCGAAGTCGCGTTCGACCAAAGCGGCATGCACGCCGAAGCTCCCGCACTCTGCATAGGTCGCGAGGAACGAGCTGTAGGCGTTGCTCTTGGCGAAGATCCGCAGCAGCACGTCCCGCACGTGGTCGAGCCATATCTTGATCGGCGGGAAGTCCCCCATCTCCGGATCCCCCTGCGTGGTCAGGCGGAACCACGGGCGCGCCGGAAAGGTCAGCCCGGACTGCATCCCGGAGCAGAAGTTCCTGTGCGCGATCCTCGCGGAGTCGTCGATGATCAGCGTATCGTTGCGCCTGCCGTCCTCCCGGTCGACGGCCTCGGTGAATCTCCCCAGGTGCGGAGCGATGTACTCGGAAATCTGCCGCCAGACCGGGAGCCACGTTGACCGCTCTTCCTTCAGCGATTGCCAGCGGAGATCGAGATCGGCACGCAGTCCGGCGTCGTCTCTCATGATTACTGCCCCAGCAGGGTTTTCCCAGTCGTCGCCCGGTCGCCCGCGAGCAGCGTGCTTCCGTACCCTCTCGAAGAGGCGAGGCGCTTCCGCTGCAATTCCCTCTGATCAAGCCCCCCGGTGACCTCGTTCGTCTGCCGTTCCTTCTGCGTGGGAGCGTTCTGTTGCGTCGTCGTCTGCATCGCAGGAGCGGACGGAGTCGGCGCGAGCGCGCTCGCGGCGGCCGCCGTAGCCCCTCCCACGAGCAGCGGTACCAATGCCTGTCCCATGGTGTTGCCTCCCTTCATCGTCTTCTGTGCCTGTTGAGCGGATCGTACGCTTCCGCATTCCGCCCGATTTCCTCCGTCTTCTCCCGCCTCGGAGCCACGGGCGCGGCGAAGGTCAAGGCCAGCGCGTCCCCGTCGTCGGGGGACGGGAGCCCCCTGTCCTTCATGTCGTCCTTTGATTCCAAACGCAGCCTGCCTCGCGCGTCGTAGAAGTACTCCGGGCCGGTGAGATCGTCCTCGATGTCCTGCGTTTCGGGAGCTTTGCCCGGCAGCGCTCCCCCTTCTTTCAGCCACAGCTTCACTCCGTCCCACATCTCCGAGCGTCTGTCGGCGTAGATGGTCTCCTTCAGGGCCTTGGATCCGAACTGCACGCCCTGCACGCTGCAGTTCAGCTGTCTCAGCCGGTCGTACACCCCCGCGCCCATGGCGCCCATGTCCAAAAAGACGGCGTCGGGTTCGTGCTCCCTGATGAATTGCGCGATGATGTCGGCGTAGGTCATGGTGTCGATCCCGATCTTCTTGTAGAGGCGTCGCGCCCCGAGCCCCTGACGGAGCCATACGGAGCAGGCGTCTCCTCCGAATCTGGCGACGTCCACGCCCATGACGACGGGGGCGTACCGGAATTCGTCGGGCCGGTACACTTTCGCGAAGGCCCCGCGGACAAGGTCGACGGGGATGAGCTGCGTGTCCGAAGCCTCGGGGAACTCCCCGAGGACGCGGACCTTGACGAAGTCGCTTTCCAGTCCGTGGTCCTCTATCCACTTGTCTATCTGGGTCTTGTTGGTGATTTTGACCGCCCGCGCGTCGACCTTGCGGTGCTTCCAGCGGTGACGGTACTTCCTGAAGCATTCTCGGAAGCGGCCGGTGTTCCGCGTGGGGTTCCCGAAGGCCAGCCAGAGGATTTCCGTGCCGCTGTCGGTGAGCGCTCCTTCGGTGACTTCCCAGATGCGGTCGTCGATGGCGCTTGCCTCGTCGAAGATGACGAAGATTCGCTTCCCCGCGTTGTGGAGTCCGGCGAACGCCTCGCTGCGTTCCACGGCCCATGGGATGGCGTCGGCGCGCCAGGTGAGCTCGCGCGTCGTTTCCCTCGATGCGACGGATGTGCTTTTCAGCTCGAACAGATGCCCCGCGAGGCATCGTGAGTGCCATTTGGCAAGCTCCGCCCAGGTCTTCGTCTTGAGCTGGTTGCCGGTGTTCGCCGTGACCACGACGCGCGCGTCCGGACAGGTGGACAGACCCCAGAGGATGATCCAGGCGACGATGCAACTTTTTCCGACCCCGTGACCTGAGGAGACGGCGATCTGCAGCGCTTCGTCGGGGGAGAGCCCGTCCCGGATCTCCCGCAGGACGTCCTTCTGCCATTCGTCGGGGCCGTCGTATCCGGCGAGGTCTCCTTCACCCCACTCGAAGGCGTAGTACACCCATTTCAGCGGGTCCCCGGAGAGGAGCGCCATGTCTTCGGCGAACGCCTCCAGCGGATCGGCGGGCGCGCAGCGCGCGGTCACGGGGTCTTCGCCATCCTTTCGCGCGCGTTCGCCAGCTTGTCGCCGAAGGAGATGCTGACGTCGACGCCGCTTCCCTTGACGATCCCGACGGCTTCGGCGAGGATGCGCAGGCTGGGATCCTTGGCGTGCATCTCCACCTGGAGGCCCTCCTTGGTGCGGCGGATGCTCTTGATGGCCGCCGTGACTTCCGTCGGTAGCTCTTCCGTGGGACGGACGTACATCAGCGGATCGCCGAACGGCAGCGCGTACTGTCCTTCGGCGCCTTCGGCCTCCTGTTCGCGGGCCTGCGCGTAGAGCGGGTCTTCCGGCTGCACCAGCTTCACGACGTCGGTTATGTCGGAAGTGGCCAGCGAGACGAGCTGCCGGTAGACGTGCTTCCGCAGCTCTTCGGGGTTGTCCGTCGCGGCGTGCGCGGCTTCGCGCTCCAGCTCCCGGATGCGCGCGCGCACTTCAACCCTCTTCAACAAACGCGAAGCCTGGCTGTAGCTGGTTTTTTCGCTGTATCCCGCCCCGATGGCGGCCTGTGTTCCGTTGCGTTTCATGTCGGCGGAATAGAGCTGGCAGAACCGTTCTTCCATTACGCTGAGAGGTCGCGCCATCCGTATCACCTCCTGTTCTTTCGAATGTATGAAAAAGGCCGCCCCTGGGGAGACGGCCCTGCTTCGACACCGGCGTCAAGGTAGCGATTTGCCCGGCGCGGTGTTTGCCTTTGTTGCGCCCTCCGCCGGAGGGCTGTCCCGGATATGAGAAAGGCCGCCTTTTTAGGGCGGCCTTCTGCGGGAAGGAAGAATTCGGCGTTCTTCCACAGTGCGGGATACTGAAGAGTGTAGCCTAAAAACCGGGGCATTGCATAGGCCCAAGTTATCCACAATTTGAAGATTCCTCTCGAAGATTCATCCGCAGAGGGTTCTCATCGCCTCCTCGCGGCGCATCCTCTCTCTCGATCTCCAGCGGCGCACCACGGGGTACACCCGGAAGACGGGGCCGCAGAGGACGTCGTAGCTCAAGCTGCGTCGTAGGCGGATCCACTTCTCGCCGACGTGCAGCTCGGCGCACAGCTCCTGTGTCGACTGTCCCCGGAAGAAGGTTCCTTCGACGACGCTCCTCATGCTCGCGGAGAGGTCCTGCAGGGCGTCGGAGATCGTTTCGACGACGGCCGACAGTTCGCAGTATTCGACGTCGAAGGCGAGGCGCTCCATGAATCTCTCGGCGATGGGGGACGCTTCGCCTCCCTGCACTCTGGGGGCGTCGCCGGCGGGGGCGCAGGTGGAGAGCAGGTATTCCCTTCGCTGCTTCATTCCGAGGCAGATGAAGGGGAAGTCCCGGAGCACTCCGTCGACGATACGGCGCTCATCGAATCCGCATGCGCCCATTCGCGGCCTCTTCGTTCGCTTTCAGGAGCATGTTCCCCAGGCGCTCCAGCTTGAACGCCTTGTGCTCGTCGACCGCCGCGTCGCCCACTATCAGGCGCGCCTGCGCTACCATGATCTCCATGTCCGCTATCTCCTCGGCGAGGACGGAAGCGTCCGTCCGCCCCCGAAGGAAGCGCCCGATCGCGGCGATCAGCTCGCCGGCTTCCTCCTGCGTCTGCCGCAGCTGGTTCGACGGCCCCAGAGTCCTTACCGCCTCCATGTACAATGTCGTCTTCATCGTCGACCGTCCTCCTCGAGATTCGTCCGTTTTTTCCCACGTACACCAGATATCCGTCATAAAGCTCTATGAAGACGACTCCGTTTTCGACGCACCACTTCGCCGCCTCTTCCCGGGTCACGCTCCCGCACCTCCTTCAGTTCGCGTTCAAGTCGGGCCCGTCTGTCGAGCAGCACGCCGATCCGGTTGTGCACGTCCGCGAGGTCGAGGTACACGTCCGTCTTCGTCCTCACCCGCAGCGCCTCCGGTTCGGTTCTTTTTCTCCGAGCAGTTCCTTCATCTTCGCCCTGAAGGAATCCGAGCCCCGCTCCATCGCGGCGCGGAGTTGCGCTTCGAGAAAGGCGTTGCGCTCTTCGAGCTTCCGGACCTTTTCTTCCAGGTGATACGCGTTGTACGCCAGCGGGGAGATGTCGCGGCATCCGTCGCAGCGCAGACACCGGAGTGGAATATCCTTCTGCCAGGCGGGCTCGATTTTGTCGGTCGTTTATCGCCCCTCGCTTTCTTGATGGCGACTGCCAGCTTCCTTAGGAATGGCTCTTCCCGTAAAGACGTATAAGGAACCTCATTATTAATCGCTAGACGGACGTACTCTAGAAGACTGCGCATCTCCGCCTTCTCCGCTTCGAGGCGCTCGATCGTTTCTCCTCTTTGGCTGTAGTGTTTCGAGATGTTTTCGTACTGGTCGCTTAACCTGCCGATAATCCTTCGCGTTTCAGCGTCAGTCGTGATAATGCCAGCCTCAACGTCCTCCGTTGTCTACTCTCTATCCTCCGCAGCATTCCAAAGGGCCACGAAGCGGCGAGCTTCTGTAATGTCGGTTGCCGTTGCCAGCAAGTAGTTTAATGGCGAATCGTAAACAATCCATATTTCAAGGATGTCTTCATCTTCCTCAATCTGAAGTCTCACCTTTCCATATCCGACTTTCATTCCGTCACCTCCGCAGCGAGAATCCTCCTCGCATATGCAGCCGCTATTTCAAGGTTTTCTTCAGTGACGCACCTCAAGTACATGTCGCTCACTATCAGCGCGAGCTTCACCGCGTCCTCATGCGTATCATTGCTCATTCCGTCACCTCCGCAGCTCCATACCCTTGGCTCATGATCCTGTTCCAACACTTCACACAAAGAGGATACGGGTCTGTCTCAGGGTTGAATTCTTCCGCCCTTCCTCCGCACTCGCCGCAGATGAGAGGAGGGGCTTTGACCGGTATCCCCACCCCCATCACCTGCGCCACACCCTCCACGTATTCGGCGTCGATCCTCCCGGCGACCGATCCGTCGCGCACGCGGATCAGCAGCGCGGTCCCGTCCGGCAGCCGCATCAGGCGGAACATGGGTCGTCCTCCGGGATCCGCTCTCTGCATGGGGAGTTCTTTTCCCGCATAACCTTGAAGGCTGTTTCCAAAGCCTCCAGCGCGTTCAGCGCCTCAAGCGACTTGAACGCCACCCGCTTCCCCTTACGGAAGGAGTGGAGCAGCTCCTTCGTGCAGCCTTCGGAGCTTGCCCAGTCGCCGAAGAACCACACTTCGTCGGCTCTGTCGATCATGTCCAGACAGCACGCCATGACGCCATCCTGCGGGCCGGCGCAGTCGAAGTACGAGTATCCGTGCAAAGGACTGAAGAAGTTCGTTCCCGGATGAGCCTCCACAAGCGACTGCATGATGTATTCGATGCTCGCCATGTTCGCTTCCGGGTTTCCCCGCAAGGGGTGCGCCACGTAGACCAGTCTCATGAGATTCCTCCCGTCGTGCGTTCTTCGGACCCCCACCACGGCATCTCCAACCTCAGCGGGTCCCTTTCCCTTCCGAAGGATCCGGCCAGCGTCGTCAGCCCGTCCTCCGTCGCCACTTCACGCATGAAATCCTCGAGATGCAGATGATCTTTGGGCCGCCTCATCGATCACGCCTCCCCGAAAAGCGTTCCCTGTCCCTGAGCCTTCAGGATGTCCGACATCGTCAGGCGGTACTCCGCGGAGATCCTGTCGAACTCCCCCTGCTTCTTCAAACGCATCGGAGCGTGAAGCGGCAGCTCCTGAATGTCCGCGTCCAGATGCGCCAGCTTCCTCTTCAGCTCCGTCGCCCTCTGCGACAGCTCGATCACCGTCATGACAACCCCTCCGTTCGGATGATTTTCAAACCCGTTTCCGGCCGACCGTCTGACCGTCTCTTTCGATGTGGTCGGCCTATGTGGTCAGCCTACAATTCTTTGCAAACACTAAGAAAAAACCCTTTTGCTGACCATCTGACCACCAAAACAACAAGAAACATAAAAAGAAACCCAAAGAAAAGAAAAAAGAAATTCTATAAGTTTTAGCGCGTTTTTCTGGTCAGCTGGTCAGCCGATACAGCTAACCCCTTGCCGTTACTGGAAAATAACGGCTGACCACCTGGCTGACCACATGCCGACCATCTGACCACCTATTACTTCCGGTAGTAAAAACCCGCCTCCTCCAGCCTGGAGAACTTCGGCACGAGGTAACACTTCGAACCGGCCTTGCCCTTCCGCTCCGCCTTGCGCCCCGTCAGTTTGCGCAGCGCCTGCGCGGCCACGTCCACCTGCTGCTTCGTGGGGTGGTCCATTCCTTTGCATTTCAGCAGCACCTCCGTCGCCGTCAGCCACTCCACCTGTCCGGAGGCGACGGCGTCCTCGTATTCGTCCCAGTCGAACAGCCGCGACAGCAAATCCTCGACGGGATCCGACTTGGCGCTGTCCGCGTTGTGGTGTTCGAGCAGCATCGTTTCTTCCTTGTCCAGCCAGTGCCGCTCTCCGGACGCGTACCAGGAGCGGACCTGCGCCCAGAGCTGCTGCATGTCGATGCCGTGGTCGAAACGGCACTCCCGCACCGGAATGGTCCACCATCTGGTGTTTCCGGTGCTGTCGGCCAGAAAGTATCCCGGATTGACGCTGGCGCAGTAGACCGTGCGCCGCTTGTACGTCGCCGGTTTCGGCGCGTAGGGGAGACGCAGCGTGTCGTCCCCCTGGGTGATGAACTGCTTCAGCCGGGAGATGTCCTGCGCCTTGAACGTGGCGTCCAGCTCCCCCAGCTCGACGATCCAGTGGGAGATCGCCTTGATGACGCTGTCCTTGTCCTTCACGTCGAGCGTCAGCCCTCCGAGGAACCAGTCGGACCCGTCCGGCGTCAGTGAGCGCAGCCACAGCGATTTGCCGATCGCCTGTTCTCCCTGGAGCACGAGCACGCCTCGGAACTGGAGACTCTCGTCATCCCCCGCGAAGACTGCCGCAACGCACGATATAAGCCAGCGCCTGAGCAGCAGATCGCGGAAGGACGGCGGGAAGCCCTCGTCCAGCCTCAGCGTGTCGGCCAGAGCGCGGAACCGGTCCGTTCCGTCCCATGTTCTGGATACGATCCATTCCCGCACCGGATGCCTGCGGTAGCCGTCCTGTATCTCGAAGAGGTACAGGTCCATCATCGTTTTGTCGATCTTGAAACGGTGTTTGTGGCACTCCGAAAGGAGATGCGCCAGAAAGGCGTTGTCCCGGTTGTCGCAGCAGAACGTCGTGCCGGGCACGCTGTAGCGCGGCTGCTTCTTCACCAGGTCGTACCAGACCGTGCATCCGAGGTGGCGCAGCATGGCGCGCACGTTGCCGATGGTCTTCAGGGGGTTGCCCTTGTTGTCGACGTCCGGCCACGGAACGAAGGGCGAACGTGTTTCAAGGTCGTTCGCCCATTCGTCCATCTGCTTCAATATCTCTTCCGCCGTCTTTTCTATCCCGCGGATCAGCGCAAAGTCGTTCCAGTCGCTCCCCTGTTCCTCCGGAGAGAAAACGGGAAACACGACGGGTATTTCATAATCGACGCCGGTGTCCAGCGCCGCCTTCATTCCGGGGTTGCCCGGCGTCCCTCGGTCGTTGTCGGCGGCGATCACCATCCGGCCCGCGTAGGTCGAAGCCAGAACTTCCACAACGCGGCGGATATTCCCCGCGTCGAACGCGACCACGACGCGCTTTCCCGTCGCCTCGTGCACCGTGATACCAGTGGCCGCGCCCTCGACGACGTACACGACGTCCCCGTCGCCCTCGATCTCGAAATAGCATCCGGCCTTTCTCCCGGGAAGAAACATCTTCGTCCCGTCGGGGGATATGGCCTGCCTGTTCCAGATCTCCCCCTTCGCGTCTCTCAGGGGAACGATCAGGTCGGATCCGATTTGTCCCACGCCGGAAGGCAGAGGAAACGAAAGCCCCTTCCGGCGGATATAGGGGTGATCCTTCCGGGGCTGCGTCATGGTCCTGATCGCCGCGTTCGCCGAGCGGGCGCCGTGCTTCAGCTTCCGCCGCTCCTCCGCCGCCCGCTCCTGGCGCCTGCGCTCCCGCTCCTCGAAATACGCCTGGTTGAAGCCGCCGGCGTCCGCGCCGTCTTTGCCCGCCGACCACGTCGAATACTCCACGCCGTGCTTCGCGCTGTAGCTCTTCGCCCATCCCGCCGGGTGCTCGTCGGCGTACAGGCAGTACTCCCCGTTCTTCTCCCGGGGCTTGTCCCCCTCGATACGGTAGCGGCGCTTCTTCCCGTCGGCGCGGATGTCGGCGTCCGACGCGGGGGCGATGCCGAGGGAGGACAGATGTTCGATGAAAGATCGTTCGATGTCGGGGACGGCCGTCATGATCCGCTCCTATCTCTTCTTTTTTCCGTTGCCGCTGAACCGCTTGTCCCGCGTGGGAAGCGCCTCAACGCCCGTCTCGCGCTCGTACTCCCTGTCCACGACGCAGAAATTGAACGCCAGCGTCTGCCAGAGGATACGCTTCTTCAACGCGCAACTCATCTCCTCGGCGATCCGCCTCCAGGGATGACCGGCCAGCCTCGCCGCGCGAAGATCCGTGTAGAACTCCCTCGCCAGAAAGCGGGCGCATCCGGCCGGTTTGCCGACGGGTTCGCTCTTCGCCAGCTTCGCCAGGGCTACCCGGCAGGCGGGCGCGCCCTCAAGCTCCGCCATGGAAAACGCTCCCCTCGTCGAACACTCTTGTCTTCTTCATGCGAATCCCCTTTTCGTGGTAGAATAGGGGCAAGGCGTGTCAGCGCCTCGCCCGTTTCGTGTTCGCCCCTCGCAAGAGGGGTGTTTTTATTTGTCCCGCGCGAACTCCGCCGCGCTCCTGCATCGGCAGCCGTGATACGACCCCAGCGTCAGGTACTTGCACGACGTTCCCACCGGCCTGTAGAACTGGCACCGCGCCATCATCTCCTCCATCGAGCGCGCCGTGCACACCAGCCGCTCCCCGAACCTCCGCGCCGCGCACCGTCCCGCCGACGGCGTCATCACGCGAACCCCTTCCGCCCCGCCACGCGGGCCAACCTCGCCAGCTCACCGGCGGACAGCTCCGGAAGCCCCGCCTTCGCGCGCCGATCGCCGTCGCAGTAGAACGAAAGCATCACCCTCGCCATCCGCATCCTCGAAACCGGACGCTTCCGGAACGGCCCCTCCGCATGACCGCCGCTCGCCAACTGCTTGAAAATCCTCAGAACCATCTTTCTTCCTCCCTTCGGGTTCATACCGCGGCCCCATTCCGCACCCGGCGGCACAGATCGTGGATGTCGCTCTTGTTCCAGAACACGATTCCTTCGGAAAACTTGATCGGCTGGGGGAACCGGCCCGACTTCACCCCGTCCAGCCACGTGTCCTTGGAAACGGGAAACACCTGTAGCACCTGCCTCAAGCGATAAAATCCGAATTCCTCTTCCATCGAACTCCTCCTTCGCGAGGTTTTACTTTATCGCCCCTCGTTTTCGGGGTATACTCGACTCGCCGCCGCCATGAGAGGGTGTTGCGCATGATCAGGACCAGTGTGAACTCGAGCAATCTGGATTCCGTTGGTTACGACCCGCAAACGCGAATCCTCGAAATAGCGTTTCTCGACGGTTCGATCTATCAGTACTTCGACGTTCCCGAAAATATCTACAAAGGACTGATGAACGCTTCCTCGCATGGAAGTTTTCTCGACCGTTACGTCAAGAAAGCCGGTTTTCGTTATCTCCGAGTGAGTTAAGCCCGCAGTCTATCTTCGCGATCGCTTCGGAGACATCGACCTTGAAACGAAGCTCGGAATCGGCGAACATCTCCGGCCTGTCCGTGACGAAACAACCGTGCAGGGTTGTCAACTCGTGTCGGGCCGCTTGTAAAACAGCTTCGATATCCCCGGCGGCGGCGCTTGATTCTCCTTCCTCCTTCGCCATCTCCTTGAACCCTTCCAGGGCCTTCATCCAGAAATCCGGCACAAGTCTCATCGCCGTTTCGATAGTCCCCTGGAAGCCGACCACCTGCTTCAGGTCGACCTGAGAAGATTCGCCATCGACACCCACCGAAACACAAACATGGCACCAAACCCGCTCCTGTTTTTTCTCCGTTGTTTCACTCATCGTTACAATCTCCTCCCGTTTCTCTTCAGTGACCCTTCCCCTTATGCCTGTCCCGTTTCTTTCGTGCTATGCTTCTCTCATCCCCCCAAGAAAGGAGGTGAAGCCGATGTCTAAAACAATTCCTGAAATTGCGGGCGATATTGTAGTGGCAGTGTTTCAGGGAAAAGGATTTGTAGACGCCGAAACTGTGGCGAATTACTACGAGACGGTCTACAGACGGGTTTTGAAGTGCAACACAATACATCAGGAAGACGTATAGGGTTGTTCCAGCAAGAGTCTCGCGATGTCCGGGAGAGCTCTCACCTCTTCCGGACACTGATTCAAAGAACCAGTCTCCGCGCGGCATACGCGCCTCACGAACACCATCAGGTCCTGCTTGATTTCGTTTCTTTCGTTTTCCGTCATTCGTCTCACATCCCCCTTTTCTAAGAACGTCAGCGCCATCGCGTCGGCGTCCTCCTCCTCGAAACTCCACCCCCCCGACCAGATATCCAGGCGTTCAAGAAGCAACGTCTTCAGACTTCTGCCAAGGCGTACAAGTTCGATGCCAACCACTCCCATATCGCGCAGACGACAGAAGACAGCTTCTCCTCCTCCGCGGGCATTGATGAGAACCCTCTCCGGCTCCCAATTCTCGATCTTTGATCTTATGATCTCCGCGAACGACAGATTGTCCTTCCCGCCTTCCGTGTACAGAGCCCCCCCCTCGTCACCGCACCTGATCCATATGCGGAGCTTCTCTTCCCCGAACCTCGGTACTGTTATTCCAAAGATTCTGCTCCCCATTGCGCGCCTCCTTAACGACCCTTTCCCTTATGCCTGTCCCGTTTCGCGCGTCCCGCGCCCCGCACCATGATCAGAAGGCGGAAGTCCGCCCCCGGCGTCTTCACGCCGGAATCGCCTCGTTCTCCCCCGGCTTCACGGGGGCTAACGGAGGGTTTCCCTCTCCGCCCCTTCCCGGTATCAGCGGCGCCGCCGACTCCAGCCCCAGCGCCGCTGCGATTCTCGCCAGCGCCCGCAGCGACGGCAGGCCCTTCCCGTTTTCAACCTTGCAGTAGTGCTCCTGGCTGATCCCCGCCCTCTCCGCAACCTGCTCCTGATTCAACCCCGACTTCTCCCTCAGAACCCGCAGCTTCCTTGTGTCGATCATGATTGGTCACCTCCTCCCAAAAACGGCACTCCACGCTCTCCAG